AATAATTCCACGGGCTGAGTCCCAGACGTACCAATCGCCAGTCGAGTCGGTGCGCTTGATAAGGACGAACCTTGCGCCAGAAGTGAAGCCGCAGTTGATTACCTGCGCTGCCGCTGTGCCTGTATAAGTGCCGACTTTGCTGACTCCGGCGCAGGTGGCAAACAAATACCCAACAGCGTTGAAGTTGTCTAAGTCCATCGACCCGCAGTTAATGCCAAAGTCGGTTGTGGTTGGAGCAGAAGAACCCCAAAAGTTTGAACCGGAAACCGCAGCAATACCAGCATCAAGTCGGATGTACTTATTGATGTCCCCAAAGTACACGCGCCAGTAGTTAACCTTGTTGCGGCCTTTGTAGATGATGAGTTCAGGAGCAACACCCAAGTTGTGGCTTACACGTTGGTTTGCTCCGTTGTCTCCCGTCCAGCACACCTCATCAAAGAAGCCGGGGGCGCGGCGGAAGTTCCAGTAAATAGTTCTAGTGTTGTTGAAAGCGCTTGAAACTTGAAATCCTGTGTTGTCCCAACTGCGTGTTACTGAGGCAACTGCCTCTGCTGAAGTATCAGATGAAATTAACCGCTGACCACTTTGGGTTGTTGTTGTTGCAATGCCGCGAAGCCTATCCAAAAACCCAGAATTACTAGATGTTCCGGGCGTGTAATTCATTACTTGCAGATCAATTGGAAAATTAGTTGTTAGTATTGCCCCCGTCCCTTCGGCTACTGTTGCTAAAGTAGGACTAAACACACTCGTCCCCACCGTAGGCACTTTCATTGGGCCACGGCGGATGGCTATGTAGATGAAGCTATCAGAGCCTGAAGTTACGCCTTTAAATGAAAATCCAGTGGACGTAAGACCAAACCAAACATCGTTATATTCTGCAATAGAAGAATTTGCAGACAACGCCACAGTAGCTGTATTGCTATTGGTTGCGGCAGTTGCGCCACGCATGGTGTCAATAACAAACCAATCTTCAGAACCCGCACTTCCACTAGGATTGTATGTGCCACCTGCTGTTGAGTTTTTAAGAAGCACCCATTGCGGCTCAAAACCAACATTTACATCTGACCAAGTTCCTACGGTGGCTGACGCAGTCCCACACGAAATCACATTGTCCGTACCAGCCAGACCAAAGCCGCCTGCGTCATGGGCGTAGATATAAGCCACATAAGTCCCACCAGAAGCGTTAACACTTGCGTTAGTGCCTACACTGAAGACTGAGGATGTAGGAGTTGTTGAATTCCACCAAGTTGCGCCTGTTGCTTTAGCGGCTGTGGTGTTCAAAACAAGGTATTCGGTATTAGCTAGTGAACGATGGTAGACAGCCCAATCTGCTGTGGTGTCTGTGCGCTTAACAATAATACAGCCCGGAACTGCGCCTAAAGTGTGAGCAATGGTGGTGTTAGAACCCGTCCCCGTATACGTCACAACATCAAAGAACTTCGGCTGCTTGCGGAATGTCCATGAGGCGTAGGTTCTTGATGAAGTATTTAAGTCGTAGTTAGCAGGTATCCCTAGGCTAAACCCGGTCGCATTAAAGGAAACAAGGTCTTCATTCGAAGCGCTGCTTGCTCCCGCTCCCGCTGTAGTGGGTGGACTAATTGCGCGTGCTCTCCCCCTAACGGTGTCAAAAATAAGATGGTTTGTCGGGTTGCTTCTGCATTTAAACCAAACCATCCCACCTTTAGTAGAGAGATCAATATTGTTTGTAATCGTCTGTGAAGTACCGTTACCCGTATACAGATACGTCGAGAACACATCCTCGATATACACCGCCGGAGTACTTCCCGCACCCTCGCCCAATAATAGCTGCTGATTATTTGCCATTACGTCACATTCCCCGCAACGACACAGGTTGTTCCAGATATAAACAGGATAGTCGCAACACCCGCAGCAGCAAGGGTCATGGTCGCCTTGTCAGTGAAAGTGCCTGCGATATAGGCTGTGGTGATGCTGCAAGTGATGGTGGCAGTAGAAGCTGTGTTGTTGAACAGTGTAATCGCATTACCCTCGGCAAAGGTTGCGTCTGGGATAACGATCGCGCCGCTTGCGCCTAGTTGAACGTACTTACCAACATCGCCTACTGCTAGTGTGTAGCTGGCTGTCTTAGTTCCGACTGCTGGGACGCTCTTAAAGCCAACGGAGTTTGTGCCGTCTGCCGTTGTGCTGGACAGGTTGCCTGAAGCTGGAGTCCCGAGTGCAGGAGTAACAAGTGTCAAGTTTGTGACGGTTCCCGAGGCATTGGTAAGCACCAAGGCAGAAGGCGTACCCAAAGCTGGAGTGACTAGAGTAGGGCTTGTAGCGAATACCAGAGCACCTGAACCCGTTTCATCGGTTACTGCAGCAGCCATTTGTGCAGAAGTAGCCACCAGCGTGTTTGACGTTAAGTTGATCGTCTTGTTAGTCAGCGTCTCGGTGCTAGTCGCCGTTACAAGGTTAGTCGGAGTAATAATTCCAGATAGGGTTGTCATGTTTTACTCCGGTTTTACAGGCCAGACTATAGTTGCTGGGAAGCCTTCCTGTGCGCTGATGTCTCTAAGTGCTTGGCGGTAGGTAGCCCACGTTGCTTTGTCTGCTGTGCTGTCGCTAATCTGCGTCCAGTCGCAATCCTTGAGCTTTTCTGTGCGTGAGGCTCGTACACTTGCGGCCTGCTCAGCGTCGTTTTGTGCTTTATAGGCTGCCTGCTGTGATGCAATCTCTGCGTCCGTAGGCAACACAGGGGCTGGAGGATTAGTCCACACACCAGCTACCAGTGTAGCGCCATTGACCGCAGTATCGGGTACGTCTGTGTCGTATAGCTTAGCTATGTCAGGGTGATAAATTTCAGATGGCGTTGCGTGTGCAACGTCTCGAATAAATCCGTTTTCAATCCATGCTTTTTTCATGGTTAGTACCCCGGAGTCCAACATAGAACTACAAAACCCCTACCGCCACTTCCTGCTCCATAAACACCCCCACCCCCACCGCCACCTAGCCCACCATTACCACCAGTAGCATAAGAGTTATCGCCGCCACCGCCACCGCCCATCAAGCCTCCATCACCACCTTTAGAATTAGTTGAACCAAACGAACCACCACCACCTGCACCAATACCACCATTTCCGCCATTACCATGAGCCGATCCACTTCCATAAACACCCCCGCCCCCACCACCACTTGCCCCTGATGATGCTGGAATGCGAATACTAGTAGTGCTGTTGTAGTAAGCACCGTACCCGCCACCACCAATCACTCTTTTATAAACAATGTCTAGAAAATTGGCTTGTGTTGGTGTTGGTTGTGTACCCGCAAAAAATGGGTAAGGACTTGTAGCAGATTGATAGGGAGCTTGACCCCCTCCGGGGCCACCACCATTTGAGCCTTGATTTGTATTACCTTGTTGACCAGCACCAGATGTACCTCCCCCACTGCCACCTATTTGCGTCCCAGTACCCGATTTCCCACCGATATTTCCAATTCCAGCACCACCGACAAAATCATTTGATGTGCCTGAGTTTAATCCACCACCACCACCACTAGCTGAACTTTGCTGACCACCTCTGCCGCCAGTGCCGTAGGGCGAACCGGCAGCCCCACCGCCACCGTTGCCATCAGCCCCTTGTCCACCGCTTGCTGTAAAGGCTTGGTTTACACCAGTAGCTGTCCCAGTGCCGCCTGCACCTCCAATTGAAGAACCTCCTGTCGCTCCACCTGTAGCACTTAACAAAGTTCCAAATGAACTAGTTCCTGTGGCAGCACCTACTGTGATAGTGGGCAATGCTTGACCCGGAGTCACATCAATAATTCCTTGTGCATAACCCCCACCGCCACCACCTTCACCAGCGTTAGTCCAACCATTGCCACCACCGCCTACTACACACACCAACATTGTATAAACATTCTGCGGGACAACTTCTGCGCTTGTGGTTGTCAAAATAAATTTATGTTCAGTAAATGAAGGAGGAGGAGTCCCAAATATTCTCTTAGTCGGATAACCCTGCGTAATAGGATTATAGGTAAATGAAGTAGTAGCCATTAGTAGTCACCTCCAACAACAGAAATTTGAAATGCTAAGACACCGCCAGCCGCTACCGTAGTACCTGCAAAGATTCTATAACCAGCAGGTAAGCTAAGAGCAAAATTAAGTGTCTGCGGTTGTGTTATCGCTGTACCCAATGCAGTTACTGTCTGAGCAGGTAACGCAATCTCACCTAACAACTGATTGTTAGTTGCTGTGGTATTAGCAGAGCCATTATTAATCCACAACCTCACTACTGATGCAGCAGTTGTACCTGTTGCTGTCGATCCGTTCGTAGCGGTATATCTCACCGTGATTGAATCAATACGCGAACCGTTTGCACCTGCGGTATATGCCAATGCAAGTGCAGTACCAGCAGCATCAGTGCCGTCTGTCGCTTTTGTATTTGTCATTGCTGTGCTTAAATTGCAATTCATTACACCTACATTGGGTGTAAGCGAAAAGATAGGTGATGTATTAGCTGGCATGATTAAAATCCTCCAAAGTTAAGTGCTGTATAAATAGTTGCTCCTGCTGGAACCACTGGTGCTGACGATGCTTGTGATATCCAAGATGTTCCGTCACTGGTTAACACGTTGCCTGATGTGCTGGGCGCTACAAACTGAACAGCGGATGTTCCATTTCCTAACACAACATTATTAGCAGTCAAAGTAGCTGCACCAGTACCGCCGTTAGCAACAGGCAGTGTGCCAGTAACCCCAGTTGTAAGCGGAAGCCCCGTTGCGTTAGTCAGTGTTCCAGATGCCGGAGTCCCCAATACTGGGGCGGTTAGAACGGGAGCAGTCAATGTTTTATTTGTCAGCGTTTGAACACCATCAAGTGTGACGGCTGTTCCACCGTTACCGCCCACCTGAGCGTAGACTTCCCAAGTGGCTGTTCCAGAACTGTTGTATACAAACTGAACAGACACGCCGCTAATATCACAAACCAAGTCCTGCGCTACATCCGCGATGTTATTGCCGTTACGCCCAACCGTTAGGTTGTTTGTACCCCAAACTCCGCCAGCATCCGCAATAACTACTTGATCCCCGTTAGCGGGAGAAGCGGGGAGCGTAACCGTAAATGCACCCGCAGTCGTGTTGGTCAGAACGCCGTCATTGGCAACCGCTGTATAATTGCTTGTTTTTGTGACTGTGTAGGTGATTCCACCTGCCGCTGGTGCAGAAGATGTCCATGCAGTGCCGTTACTGGTCAGCACGTTGCCGGCAGTACCAGCAGAGGTTATCCCCGTACCCCCATTTGCCACCGGGAGGATGCCGGTTACACCCGTCGTAAGCGGCAAACCCGTAGCGTTGGTCAGGGTTCCGCTAGTAGGGGTGCCAAGCGCACCACCGTTGACTACAAACGCGCCTGCGGTGCCGGTGTTCACTCCAAGGGCGGTTACAACTCCGGTGCCGGTCGTGACCGTAGAAGGAGCAACAGCAGCGCCACCACCAACTACCAGCGAGTTTGCAGCAAGGACGCCAGAAGAGGCCCATGTTGCCGCTCCTGAAAAATACGGAATGCCGCCAGAGGTGCCAGCGACGGTGAGGGCAAGCGTGCCTGCGCCAGTGACAGGAGAGCCGGAAACAGAGATCAAGCCGCCTGTGAACGTCTGCCCAACGGAGGTAACGCTGCCAGTACCTGTTGCTGAAATGGTGATCGACCCTGTGCTGTTCACGATCGTCACGCCGGTCCCGGCGGTGAGCGTAGACTTCGTGAGCGTGTTGCCAGTGGTGTTACCAATTAGCAACTCGCCATTCAGGTACGTGGTTTGACCTGTGCCGCCGTTTGCCACCGGAGTGACAGTCTGCGCGATTTTCTTCACTACGCCGCCGCTGTCTTCGTAATACAGGATCCCGTCAGCGGTGTTGATCGCCAGCTCGCCTGCAGCAAGATTCGCAGCGAGCGGGGCAGCGGCAGCAGTGGAGCTGTGGTATAGCTGGATTGCGGTGTAGCCTGCTTGTGCCATGTCGGTTAGCTCACGTTTTCAAGTTTATAGATCAATTGTCCAGACTGGTGTCAGGGCGAACAAACGGAAGAACGATTTGATCTGGCGCACGCGGTGCAAGTCGGTACGGGTCGTAGTCATCTTTGTCCGCTACACAAACCATCAGGCCGGGCGCGTTCGGATCGGGCGACAGATCGCCCAGCGGCATCTTCCGGCTGCAGCGAGCACACAAGCCTATGCCAAGTGTCGCATTACCTGTTGTGTCGAGGAAGATGGCCATGGTTACCTTGTGTAGTACATGATCATTGGCTGGTAGAACGAAGGAGATCCGTCGTTGTCGCCATCTCGCGCCTTTTGCATGGCGAGTGGTGCCCAGTTCTCGTTGATCTGCATGCGCGCTGGATCTGCCTCTGGGGTTTCTCTGCCAACCTGCACAGCAAGCTGCGCTGTGACCGCCTCCAGCCATCGCTGTGGCACTTCAATGGATTGGGCAAGCGTACCTACGTCCATGACATGCCGGTGACGCCAGCAGACCAGCACAGCGACCTCAGCGGCCTCGTTCGGTGCCGGCCAGATGTTCAGCACGGGCATCGGCAGATCACGCTGGAACCAGTAGCTGTTCGGACGGCCCGGGAATATCTTGTTGCTCTGGTTTGCGTACTGGTCGCGGTTCAGAACACCCAGCGGGATTTCATTCGGGTTGTTGGCCAGCACAATGTCGTTGTACGTGAGAGTGCCGGCTGTTGTGATGCGGAAGTACAGGAACGGCATCGGCTGGCTGATATCGCTCCACACAGTCTCGCCAGAGGCCGCTGTGTAGCTGTCGGTGCCTGCCGTGGCCCATGTGACGCCATCGGTCGAAACGGCGAACGTGAGGGCTGTGGATGCGATCCCCCAGTTAATTCCGACAGTGGCGACTTGCGTGGCTTGAGCGAATTGTACGGTGTAGGTGCTGGCCCCGGTCGTGACAGTCCCGGTGACCTCGGTCTGGGTTCGGTACAGGAGGTTGAGCACACCGACCGTGCCGGCCGGCAGCGTGACTATCGGCTGGTTCTCGTACATCGGGAGAAGGATCTTTTCGATACACCAGCTCGGTGGCTTGCTGTTGGCCAGCTCCGACAGCAGCAGGTACAGCGCATCGCGTGCGTAGTTCTGCATCTCGGCGGTGATCTTCTGCGCCACAATGCCACAACGACGGAAGGCTGTGTCGATCACCTTCCGCGTATTGAATGTGGTAGCGCTGATAGTGCCGGATGTTGCCATCGTCGATTCCTATAAGTCAGGGCTCGGCGGCTGATGCAGCACACCCGGTATTACACTGTGTGATGTTACCCGTTACTTCTTGCTTCCGCCACGCTTCATCATCGGCGCCTGCTGCGGAATCATCGGATCTTGCGGAGCTGCAGGAAACCCTCTTGCATTCCCGCCCACGCCACCGGCCGGCATGCCCGGCATGCGACCAGTCTGCTGAGCCTGAGCAGCCATCTGGGACAGAATGCCTTCAGCCATCTGCCGCTCTTGCGAAGTCAGCTTTGGCTCTTTTGCCATCGACCGCTTTTTCGCTGGCGACTTCTTTGCCTTGCCACCGCGCTTCATGGCAGCACTCCCGCCACAGGCGTAGCCATCTTTCTTGCTGGAGGCCATTTCCTGCTTCTCATGCTTGATCATGGCCTTTGGGGCACCCTTTTTCTCCATGAAAGCAATTTCTTTTTTCATCATGGATTTGGATTCTTTGGCCCCGCCTTCAGCCTTGGATGCCGCTTTGCGCACCGCTCCACCGCGCATGTATGCTTTCACCGGCACTTTGCTTGGACCAAACTCAAACTCTTTAACGTATTTGCAGGCCATGATCGTCTCCGTCAGGCGTAGGTTTTGATGCACTCAAGGATGATGGCGTACGAGTCTCCAGCAGTAGCATCGTGGGTGCTGAAAGCAATGTCACCATTGCTGCCTGTACCCGAATTGTTGCTGATGCCGCCGAACGAGGAGAAATCCATCAAATACGGGCCGTTGGATGTAGCCTGCCATGCCAGCAAATTAACGTCCGCGTCCCAGAGGATACGAACTTCCATGCCATGAACCGTCATCCAGATCTTGTTGATCTTGACGCCGTTACATGCGTTGCCGGAAGCACTGGGGTTCAGCGTGGAGACATCAACTTTGACGACCGCCGTTTCGCCCGTGCCATCCGAAATGTTGGTGTACTTGGCGATGAACAGCCGCTCACCGTCAAGGATGGTTTGTGATGTTACGTTGTCAGCCATGAGAATCTCCCCAGCGTTGGTTTAAAAACCGGAAGGCGTACCCTCCGGTAAATATTCAGGCAGTGCGTGTGAACACGTACGCTGTTGCGCTTGAGAACATGAGCGTGAAGCGAGCCAAGCCAGTTACACCAGAAGCAACAGTCAGGTCGCCAAAGCTACCAGCAGTGTCGGCAGCGGCGGTGGACAAGATACCGTTTACCGCTACTGCAATTGTTACCGTGTTGGCACCGGCAGTGTTGTCTATGTAAAGGTCAAAGACTGTACCTTGAACCGCACCAAGAGCTGCGCCCAACAACGTGCCAGTAGGCAGTGTAATTACAGTAGCGGCAGCGGAGGTAGAAGTGATGTAGCCTTTTGCTACCTGCGCGGCGGTTGCCGTTGCGGTGGCGTTAATTTCGGCACTGGTAGCGTGAGTGATGCTGCCTGAACCTGCGATATTGCCTGTTACATTGCCTGTTAGGGCACCGATAAAACCATTGGTTGACGTAACTGGGCCGGAAAAAGTAGTTGAAGCCATTGCAGAATTCCTCTTGCACGAGTTGCCCGTGAGTCTGTGCAACGTCCGTCAGGCCGGTCGCACGGGTTGATGTTGCCTGAAAAGTTTTCCTATCGGGCGGCTTGCTTCAAGAGAAGGGTTGCCGCCCGATAGGTGTACCGCCTGTTATTACAAGCCCGGCGTGCCCCACAGGTCGCGCCAGTCCGTCCAGCCCGGGATGTAGCGCTCGGTGGCCTTGTAGCGCATGGAGTCGGTTTCAAAATCACCTTCCATGCTCTTCTCAAGGCTGCGACGCATCATCAGCTTCAGGCCATCTGGCACATCGCACTGTACCCACCATGCGGTGGTGGAAGTGATACGTGACAGGTTCGCCTGACCCTTCGGCAGCATACCCATCGACTTGATGGGGTTGATGTCGTTGTCGGCACTGCCGCTGCGCAAAGCACTCTTCAGCAAAACTTCTGCTTGGAACACGTTGCTTGGGCCGGTGACGATCTGCTGCGGGGTGAGGCGGATACGCTTGCCGTTGTTGTCAACAGCGTTGCGGATCTGGATCAGCATCTGTTCCAGAGAGGTCTGGGACAGAGCCGCTGCAGTGGCCAGCACGTTGCTGGCCGTAAGGCCGTTGGCCAGCGGGTGCGATGCGCTGTTCAGCACTACACCGTCACCGCCGGTATAACCAGAGGTGAAGGCGCGGTTCAGAATGTTCGCGCACAGCGTTTCTTTCGTTTCGATCAGCGACTGCGCCAAGTGCTTGGCGTAGGTCTGACCCATGCGGATGTGGTCGCCGTCTTCTACCAGCACCTTGGTCAGCGCAAAGGCAAGGCCATACACGCGGTAGAGGTAACGCTGGATGAACAGAATGCCGCCACTTTGGTAAGTGACAGGCATGCCGTCTGGCAGCTCAGGAGCCGCACCAAAACCAAAAAGAACGGGTTCTTCGTGGTAAGAGCGCGGGATGCCTTTCTGCTCGTTGAAAACTTGCTTCCACTCGTCGGCGCGTTGGTCGTACACGCCGTCGAACGTTTCATTCAGGATGGGCTCAACTACCGCCCGGAAGTCCGTACTGCGCATTGGAGTAGCCATTTGTCAGACCCCCTTAGATTGAGTTGACGGCAGCTTTGTAGTGATGTTCGTTGATACGAACAGTCGCCACAATGTAAGCGTCAGTCAATGCGTCGTTGATGTTGAGAGCCCAACCAGTAATCTGGAACTGACCCGATGTTCCTTGGATCGCTGTCAGATAGGTGTTGCTCAAGCCAGTTGCAGTGGAGCCGCCCGGCGACGCCACAGTCCAGTCGCACTCTTCGCCCACAGCTGTCTGCACGGTGGTGGCAGGCGAAGGGTTGTTGTACTGAACTTGGAAGATCGTTTCTGGATCATCGTACACCCATGCAACGATGTCAGTTGCAGTGGTGCCGGTGGGCCAGAACGGGGTCAGGGTGGGCTTGCCAAGCGAGTCGATGTACTGGCAACCAGCAAACACGCCGAGCAGCGAAATGCTGTCAACAGTGCCAGTGCGCGTGCCATCAGATGTGCCGAGCTGAACAGTACCAGCGTCAACCAGCTTAACTGGATCACCTTGGAAGATGTTCGCAGCGTAGGTGCTGGCGATAGTGTAGGCTTTCGGACGCATCTGACCACTTGGATGGTAGGAGGGACGAAAGCCGAAGGGTGCATTTGTCGCGGACATAATGCGTTTCTCCTTAGCTTAATGAATAAGTTTATGGCGCGAGTTAAACTTCGAACTCTGCGTCACGCTCATCCACAATGTCAGCCAAGCCTTCACCCTTTTGCAACCGAGCGCCTTTTTTCTCAGCTTCGTGAGCAATAGCCTCTGCGGTGTCCCGCAGCTTCTGTTCTTCACGTAGCGGTGCGTCATGATGCGCCTCTTTCATGTACAGTTTGTACAAGTCTTCGGGCAGCTTGAACGCCAGCATCTCATTTACACCTATCATGCCCACGTAGTCGCCAGTCTTCTGAGTGGCGTATTCCCAGCCGGGAACTTCTTCCGGCTTGATGGGCTCGTACCCGAGGCGCAAGCGCCCTGCGAGTGAGTCCCGTGGATTCGTCGTGGTCAACCAACAGGTGTGGTAACCCGGGATCTTCGGCAAGTCCGGCAGTGCGGACTGAAAAAAACTTTGTCTGAACATCTCAACCCGATCACCCTCGGTCAGCTCGCGGCTCTCAGTGACGTTACGGTCACCCACTTTGCGATCTTCCCGGGTCTTGCCGACGGATTTCTTGCTACGTATGTCAGTCATGGTCGCTCCTACAGCGATTGTTTATATTTACCAGTGTGAAAAAGCTGATGCAAGTGGTTTATCGGCGCGAGCCGTTGGCCTTGTCGTATTCCATGTACTTGCGGATGTACTTCTCGCGCAGCTTGGCGTCATCCCAAACATTTGCATCCATCATCGCCTGCTTGCGCTCTGGGCTGATGTACACCTGCTGCCTGCCTGAGCTGCCGCCTGATGCCCTGCCGCCAGACAGTTGTGGGCCACCTGTTGGTGTGCGCGCCGGCCGGCGGTCGTCATCGCCGTCGTCGTGATCATTCCGCGATTGCTGGCGCTGGAACTTCTCTGGCAGACGACGCCTCATTCTGGATTCCATCTCGCTCCAGTATTCTGACGAAGCAGGGTCCATGCCTTCGGCCATCAGGGACGAGTCAATGGCATTGACGATTTTGGAGTCTTCGTCGCCGCCTTGCAGGTCGTACCATGAGTGCTTTTCGATGAATTTCCTCGCCAGCTTTATCTGCTCAGGAGGCAGAATATCTGGTTGTGGCGGGGCATTGGCGGCTTGGGCCACGCGCTGGAACTCTGCAGCCTGCTGCGCCTTTACTTGTTGCAGCTGCCTGATGTCGGCAGCGGCCTGATCGCGGTATCGCATCGCTGCGGTCGCATCTGAGCCGTTGTTGGCAGTGATAGCAGCGGCATGCACATGCTCGGCCTGCCGGTAGCGGTACGCGGCTTCCTGAATGTGCTTGTCGATGTCCGTCAGCTCGCCCTGACGCTGACGCAGATCAAGTGCTGAGAACTGGCGCTCAAGCTGCTCGTTGCGCTGCTGGAGGAACTTCAGCTCCTTCTGCGAACGGTTCTTGGCTTCTTCCTGCCGCAGTTTGCGGTCTTTCTTTTCCTGCCGGCGACGCTCACGAATTTCTTCCCGATCCGTGTCGGTACTGTCGTCATCGTCATCGGCCTTTGTGGCGCGATCATCAGCATCGTCGTCATGGTCGTCGTCATCCCGCTTGTCTTTAAGCGAGAGCGTACTGCCTGACTGCTTGCCTTCCACCACTTCGATGGGGGAGCCCTTGTCGTCATCTTTGTCATCGATCAATTCATTTGCCATGTGACACCTCCTTCAGGTGTTAGAGAAACGCTTTCATTTCCAGCGGGTCGCCGGTTACTTTGCCCACGATGTCGAGATCCGCGAAGATCACAAACATTGCGAACGACTTGTCTGGCAGCTGTACTTCCCACCGATCACCGCCGTACTTGGGAACGCGGACGTATTCGCCGGGCTGGCACCAGTTGCCTTCGGGCCATGGCTGCATCGTGTCGCGGTTCTTGAACGCGAGCGGACCCAGCGCAATGACCTTGCCGGCCTGCGTGTTCCACTTCTCGGTTTCTTTGGTTTCAGTGTGGAAGATAATGCCGCCAGCCGATTTCAGCTTCGGGCTTCTGATCTGAACCAGCACGCGGCTACCGAACGGAATAACGCCCGGGTCTGCTTTGGGAAATGCTTGTTCAGTTAGTGTGTTTTCGATCCTTGCCATTACTATCGCACCGCCTGCCTGATTCTGCTCCACGACTACTGGAACACCATCGAGCCTGACGCGATCTTCACAGGTCGTTGTCACCTTCTCTTTCCTCTTTGATCATTGATAAAATTTCCGCGAGGGCGTAGTCGATCCCGGCCAGCACTCCGCTTGCTGCGCCAAACGTGAACGACGACTTATCCCCCGGACTTCTGAGCGATGACATTGCAAGCTCGGCCTGTCGCTTCTCCAGCCGCGCCATCAAAACTTTTTCGCTGATCACTTGGGTGCTTTCTTTTCGCCCTTGCCTTGCGGAATTGCCATGCCCATCGCGTAGCGCTTGTGCTGCGGCGTGTTGTCAGCTGATATCTTCACATCGTTGCCCTTTGGTTTGTCGCCTTTCTTCGCCATGTCACTCTCCTGATTATGGTCCCGGGTTTATCCCAGTCCCTGTGCTTACTGCTACTCGGTTGCCCGATTCGATTTCGGCCTCGGCCAGCTGAAGAGCGGTCGTGTTGTCGGCCGTGTTCATGCGCTCGCGTGTAGCCATCTCTTCGGCTGTACGCATGTTTTCCTGCTGCTGCTCGTACTGTGCCAGCTGTGCGCGTGCCTGCTCTTGCTGCATGATTTTCATCTGCTCGATCTGGGCATCCTGAGCCTTCTGGGCCTGCTCTGCTTGCAGCTCCTGCATCTTGATCTGAGCTGCCTGCTGGGCCTTCTGTGCGTCCTGCTGCAGCGCCTCGCGCTTCACTGTGGCGTTGATGTTGGCCACAGCCAGACTGGTATCGGGCGGAGCATTCGGCGCCGGCATCTGCGGCAGCGTTGACTGCATGTGCGCGATCAGCTGCGACACCTTCAGCATGATCGGCTCGGCCTCTTCCTGTACAAGGTTGATCAGGCGAGCCTGCTCTTTGGCGTCGTCTGGCTTGATCAGCTTGTCTTTGGTGGCGTCGTCCACCGCTCGGTGTGACTCGGTGACGTAATACTGCAGAACGTGGTCTCGCAGGTGCTTGATCATTGCAGGGGCAAACGTCGGGGCCATTGCCGGGTTCGCTCCGAACACTGGTGACATCGTGAACGGCACATGCACCATCAGGTGAGCAATGTGGTTCTGTATCGGCAGCACAAAGATGGGAGCACCCATGACCGCCGCCATGTTCTCAGAGGCGGGATCCATATTCTCCATCTCGCCGCCGCTAACCAGAATGTCCTCATCTTGCTTCATCTGACGCAGGAACATTGCTTCGACTTTGCGAGGGTCGTACAGCTGCGGTTTTGCGTCTGCTCGCTGCAGGATTGCCTGCACCTTCGCAAACCTTTGGGCCTCGCTGAACACCTGCGGGTCGGATACCGGGACAACGTCAACCGGGCCATCAAAGTCGGCCGGCGTGACTTCAAAGTCGCCAGCCTTCTTGATGTCTTCCTCGGTCAGGTAGCTGCTGTTGATCCGGTGCAGGATCTTCAGGCTCTCGGCCATGGCGTTGTGCATGCGTGCGTGGATGCTGGAGAACACGACCATGCCCTGTTCGATCAGAGCCAGCGTGGTTCCCACCGGAGCATTCGCGTTTTGATCTGCCAAGCTCTCAAACGATGTCTGCACCACTCCACGGCCGGCGTCGACAAGAAATCCCAACAGCTGGAACAGCGTCGGGCTTGGGCCGGGGAACGGCAGCGGCATCACCAGCTTGCGGATGTCGTCCTGCATCGGGCCACCTTCAAGCTCTGCGATCTGCGTAGGCTGCAGCGTGATCGTTTGTGAGGTAGGTCCGCCCTTCAACTTCAGCGCTGTCGGGATGTTCTGGATGTGAGCGGAGTCCATCAGCGCACGTAGCGATCCTGTTGCCGCAGCGGTGAGACCGCCGATCATGTGCGTCAGGCCGATCGCCATCGCACCACGCCACGGGATCATCGGGAACTCCACAATCCACATCAGCTCTTCGTAGTTCTCGTCCTTTGGATCCCAGTTGCGGTACAGGTTCAGGCCGCGCTGCATGTTGTCGTCGATGCTGATGATGTACGGCCGCATGCCATCCCCTTCGATGTCGCACATCAGCGATATCTCGTACACGGTACGCAGACCGTCCTCGTTGTACGGCGACGACTTCTTACCTTCGATCTTGTCGTTGGCCTTGGACGCTTTCGAGAAGTCTGGCTCAGGCGAGCTGGCCAGCACCAAATCACGGTACATGCCGATATCGACACGGCGCTCAAACTCTTGCGCAGTCACATATTGGCGATGAGTCTTGCGCTCGGCGGTGTAGAAGTTGGTCGCCGCAAACGGGATGAAGATATCGTCAACCGGAATGAACTCGGCGCACGGTCTACGCAGAGTGCCGCCCCAGTACCACTTCATGTACTGCACGCCGCCAAGTGGGATCTGGGTCGTCAGCTGCTCATGCTCTGCGCGCAGCCCCTTGATCTGCTGCGTCATCTGCCAGTTCATGAAGTCGGTCTTGCGCTCGGCCTTGTCGGTTTTCTCTTTGTCGATCTTGCCAAAGATCTTCGACTTGACTGGTCCGCCGGGCGGGAATATCTCTTTCATGACGCGAGCGGAGAAGTCCACGCATGACTGGATCAGCATCGGGTGAACGATTTTGGTGGCACCACTGAACTGCGCACCGCCGGGCGAGTCGTTGCCCATGCCTGTACGCTTCAAGCCCTCTTCGTAAAGCTCGTCACGACGCTGTCTGGCTTCCTTGTCGATCTCGATCTTGTCCAGCAGGTCCGACACAAGCCGGGACAGCTCGCGCTGGTCAACCTCTTCGATGATGTTGGCAAAGTGCTCTTCGCTTTTCTGCGCTTTCTCAACGCCGTCGTCGAGCGTGACGAGCGCACCACCGTCTTCGGTGTCCTCGACCTCGCTCTCTTCCTCGTCGATCTCGACCAGTTCTTCGTCTTCGCCAGTCCGGTTATCTGCCATGTTGCGTACCTGTTGCGTGTTTGCTGCGTTTGTATATACTGTGTACTGGGCTATGTTGCCCGATACCCTCTATGGAGGATGCTATGCCATTCGTTAAACTTGCTTCAGGCTTTGAGCTCTGGAAAGGCGAGATACCTGACCCCGAGGCCCACTACGCACGCATCTCCGGTTTGCGGATGTTCCCGTCCGCTAATTTGAAACCTCAAGCCCATCCTGCTGCGAGTCCTGCTGATTCAGTATCGGCAACAGAACCCCCATCACAGCAGCCGGCAAAATGACGCCAGCCTCCAGCGCTGCTCTCAGCCCATCATAGCCGCCCTTGGCGATGATCTTCCTCGCACGCTGAATATCGTCGCGCATGATGCTGCCTGTCGTTGCTGCTCGCTCTTCATCGCGCATCATGTTCCAGTATGACTTAGTGCGCATTTCTGGCTCAAGTGCTCGCATCAGGTCTTGGTTGGCATCCAGCTTATCAAGCAAGCGCTTTGTGACAAGCCCTTGGCCGGGCCGCGCAAGCTCGTCTTGAATGCTCTGCTGCCCAGCGACAATCTTGTGCTGCCACCCACGCTGGCCGCCCATTTCGTCACTGATGTCGCGTCCCAATTGCCCGCTGAGCGCTTCTTCAAGCTGCTCACCTGTACGCGCCGCGCCTATATCCGTCCACGGAGCGTTGATCATATTGATCCCGCTTCCGGTGTCGGTTGCAAACATGCCATTACGATCTGCCAGCGCCGCAATCCTGCTCATTTTTTCCGGTGTAGGGTTTCCAGTCATCGGAATTGTGACACTGGTGCGCTCATCTAACCGAGCAAGCTCGTCGGGGATAATTGCGTGATAGCCGCCGGCGTTCTGCGCATCTGTGATTGCCCTGACCAACTCTGCCGCTTCCATCTTTTCAAGATCTTCCGGCAATATCCCGTTCGCGTCCATCCGCACCATCGGCCGCGCCACTTCGCCCGGGTTGATCTCCAGCGTGCCACCTACTGGCGTGTACGCTCCAACCATTCTATTGGACGGCTGTGTAGGCAAGCCTGCAGCCATGTACAGCCTATCGCGGCCCTGCTCATCCAACCATGACGAGCGAGGGTCCATCTGGAACGCCAGACGCTCTTCGTAGGGCGCAGAAAGCAGATCCTGCAGATGGCCAGAGCCTGCGCCCGGCGCCTGCTCATGCGTGCCAGCGGCAGGAAAGCGCCTCTCGCTTACCGCCTTGGGCGCTCCGCGAACGGCCTTGGTGACCTTGCGGACAATGTCTCCCTTGGCGTACTTTTCGACGAGACTGCCCATGTCGATGTTGTCCAGATTCGCAGGTCGAAAGATATCTGGCAGGCCATCCTCATCATCATCGTCTGGCGCATCGCCAAACCGCACCAGATTGAGATAGTTCTCTTTCGTCAGGGGGATGTCGGCCTCAATCATCATTTTAACGATTTCATCTTCCATTCCAGTCCGGCAGATTCATGCCGCCTCCGATATCAAGTAGTTGCTCTCTCATCTGATCGCCAGATATTCGCTTGTGTCTATAGTCTTTCATAGCGCCGGTAACCTGTTCTTGCAGTGACTTGTTTCTCTTTGCGACCGGGTCATAAAGGCCGCGTATTCCTTCCCATGTGATTGACTGCATGGCGCGAGGATACTCAATGCCTCGCTCTGCAGCAGCTCGCCTTACAGCGTCTGCGTACAGGCCGTATGTTCCCTGCGCCCCAGTGATATCGCTTGAAGATGCGCCACCAAGGTTATGCTTCACTTCCAGCGAATTCCCAGATAGCGGACGGAATAGCGCTGCAGCGACATTGTGAGTGTCCGACGTTACGCTTTTCCCAGCCCACGGATTCACAATGTTGTTATAGAAGCTGCGCACCTTGTGCATATTGCCAAGCATGTTGGCGACGTTATCAATTTCAGGATTTTCAAAAATTGAAATCGCTTTCTGTATGTCTTTGAGCGACCCCCAGCCAGCTGCAGCCAACTCGCCCTTTTGCGTGAGGCGCGGACCTATAACATTCCCCATTGGGTCGACAATGTCAAAACTCCTTGGGTTGTGAGCCTCATCGTACAGCCTCAACCACACCGCTTTTTTTGCTGGAGAGTTTAGCTCGCCGTAACTTTTGTCTCTGATCAAGTCGACAATTTTTGCCGTCGCCTCATTAAATCCGCCTTTCGGCATGGCAATTAACTGCTTTGCTTTGCGCAGCATTTCAGGCGTGAATCTGGTGTCTCTCTGCGTGTGAGCGATGTCCATGACTCGATTGCCAAGAGACACGTTCTTGTACCAATCCATTTGCGGAGAAAGTGATGCGTATACGCCAGCAGCTCCCTCGATAGGTATCCCATACTTGGTGGCAGCATCGTCGGCAATCTTGTTGGCGCCTTCGTACCAGCGCGACGACATGCGCCTTGTGTCGGGCGGCATCATGTCGTGCAGGGCCAGCAAATTTTCTACCGCATGATCACCCATAAAGCTGAAAACTGATTCTGGATCTTTGGACCCGTAGCGCGGATAGTTCAGGTATTTCCGCATGACATCCGCCTGCTTGCGCATCTGCTCTGGGTTTTCCCGAATCACATCGACGCCGATAGTTAAAGCGGGATCGTGCGGGTCACCGCTGAATTGTACTGCTGTCGGCACGCGCTCTGACACTTGAGCGCCAGCTCTGATATCTCGATTCAGAAACTCTCGCTCTGCTGCGCCAATGCCGTCGGCTTGCGCTGCTTTCTTGTTTGCCTCAAGCGCATTCGTAACTATGTCGAACAGGTCGCCCTTGGCATACCCCGGCAGCGAGCCGTAAACATTCGACGCGATGCGCTCGCGGGCTGCTGCTCTTTCGCTGGCCTCATGGGCCGCTTCTTTCGCCGCCTCAAGCGTTGCATACCTGTCGCTTGCGAGTGACGCATCTCTTGCGCGTGCAAACGCAGCGTCGGTGATCCTACTGCCTGCACCTTCAAAGCCAAGCGACGCCAGCAGTCGATCAGACTCATCTGCATCGATAGGCGTGTCGGATCCAAGGCCGTACTTCTCGGCGAGAGACATCATGCCGCCAACAACAGGTGGCAGCGCTTCGTTGAGCGCAATGCCTCCACCAACGCCGCCAATAAGGTTCCTCAGCGTCGGGGTCAGAAACGGCCCAAGATACTCAAACGGTGCGCGTATCACCTCCTTCAGGAGGCTTTTGTTTTTCAGCGCCCCTGCCGCCCCGCCAGCTAATATCTGGCCAATCACTTCTCCGCCGATGGTTCCCCAGCGCTCGCCCCGGCTCAGGTTGTCAGGGTCCAGCCCCGCCTGTCCAAGATGCTTTCTCATGTCAAAGTCATACGCCGCGCCAGCAGCTTCTGCCATCGGATTCTCGCCCGGCAGAAACTGACCCATGCTCACGGTGTTGTTGAATATGCCGGGCGCCGTGTAGTTGTGCCTGTTGCCATCCTCGTCGCCCCACGCCACCTTTTGAGGTGTCCATGACGCTCTGTACGCGGCTCGCGCTGCATACATCGGATCCAGTAGCTCGTCGATCATGCTGATGCCGGTCTTATCACGCGACTGCGCTTTTGCAAATTCCTTGTCCCAGTCGTAGCTGTCACGCACATCTGGTCTCTTCGCCATACCACCCTCTTTCATGCCATTAGGCTTGTTGGTTGCCTGCAGTTTCGCTGTGATATCGGCAATTTCCTGCTCTGTAAGATAGTCAGGCAGATCGATACCCTCTGCTCGCGCTTTTGTTATGGAGTATGGCTGGAACGCCTCTGCCGCCCGACGAAGCCCAGTGTGGTGCAGATCGCCGACGTTGGCCCATTTCTGCGACCTCACAAAGTCCTGCACAAATGGAAGATACCGATCCACAGGCATCCGGTCCCCGTGGCCCTTGACCTGCCGTATTTCGGGGCGCATCAGCTCCTCGTATACGTCAGGGCGCACATTCCGCACGTAGTTGTGCAAGTCCGCGTATCCGCCGCGCTTGGTTCGCTGCTCCAGATAATCATCGAACGTGCCGGGGGCCACTTCGTCAATTGTGTCACCTGACAGCATGTCATTGCTTCTTGGGCCGCTTGTCTCAATCGTAACGTGCGGAGCGCCTCGCTTGTCTCGCAGCGAGAACACTCGCGACATACCATCGAACACATCGTCGCAATAGCCGCTGTCTGGATTGCCAAGGCAGTGATGCATCTGGTCTGATTCGTATTTCATTGCATCCCTGATGCTCTGGTAGCCGCCATCGTCATCTTTGCCGATCACCCTCAGCGCTTTCTCCAGCGCCTCTTCCTCGGTCGCGTAACTACCAAGCGGCGCCTCATCACCAAGGGGGTAGTGAAGTACATACCGGCCACTCTGGCGCGACATATCATTGCTCGGACCAATGCTGTAACCCTCTGGCAACTTAGTCAGCTTGTCCTTGGGCTTGATCTCAACCCAGCGCATGTCCTTTTCTGGGTACTCTTTGTGGATGAACGTGGCCGGGTTCATTGACGCAGCCAGCTCCGCCTTCGCACTTTCTGCAGCGCGCCATGCGTTGATCTTGCCCACCAACTGCGACGCCTGCGCAACCGATACTCTCGGCAGCGACTCTGGCTTCAGGCGCAGCATGTCAGGCAGGTCGGAGTCTGGGCGCATCGCGTTGTGCAGCTCGTCGCGGAGGCGCTGCAGCCCGAGATCATGTACTCTGACATCCCCGTACAGAATCGTTTCTTTTGGAAGCGACGCAAGCCACGGATTTTCCGCCATAACCTTATCAATATACGCTTTTGGCCTGCCCGATGGGTTGGTCAGCCAATCGAGGGTGTCTGATGACACGCCAGAAAGGCCGATATCTCCTGTCGGCCTTCTCGGAGGCCACACAGCGTTCGTCTGCGAATCACGCATCCGCCCTTCATCCAACAACGGCACATGCCTCTGCTCCGGTGCCAGCAGCGCAAGCGGATCATTCGGCGAGCCGTAGTCGCGCTTGATGTACTTTGCAAGAGAGGTGTCGATCCAGTTGTTCAGCGCTGCGACCTCGGGCTTCTCAACGTCGGCGCGCTTCAATGGCGCCAGACTCTTCTCCGGGTAGCCCTTCAGCCACTGGCGAACCAGATTGCCCTTCTGGTACTTCTGGATCAGTCCGCCCTTGTTGTACTTGCGAGCAAGGTCAACCAGACCGCC